TGCCTTGCTGGCGCGTTAAGGAAATATCAGCAGTAGTTGAGTTGGCACCGGCGCCCAAGACACGAACATAGGTGACTGCGTCTCTATTCTTAAAAAACTCATTTACAGCGTAGGGCCCGAATCTCTTGGAGTTGAGATCACCGAACTTGCTCTTAAAGTCTGCGAAAGACCCAAGCGTAACCGGAACAAAGGCAGGACCTCTTTCAGCTGTTCCTATAACTCCTGCTGGTACGCCTAGAGGAGCTTCTTCTCTCTGTGTTAAATCGATCTCTTGTTCAAAAAATCCAGGAGATCGAAAGGTGTTTTCAGCCATGTGCATTGTCTCCCGATAGACTCACAAATTACATGCTATAAGTATTTCGAGACAGGTTAAATGTCTTACAGATCGTCAATCTTGGTAACTATCTGCGCGCTGACAACGCTCTCTCCTTGCTTTTGATTGCTCTGAACTATTCTCAGATACTCCACCTCATTGTCACCGGTGAACGGGTTTTTTACGAGATTTTTTACCTTTAAAAACCTTGTTCTATCGCTCTCTACAGGGTTTCCTGCAGTATTGAGCTGCTCAACATCAGACAGTGTAAATTTATCAATGTCGCCCGTAGGGTCAGGTTTTGTAGGTGGAAAATCAACTACTTCAGCATTAGCAGTAAATACTTCAAAAGAAATATCTGGTGCGGAAACGTATTTTCTAAATGGATTCATGTTGCCTGATCCTTGCGGGGCAACTATGTAAGCGGGAACAGTCATATTAAATGTGTATCGAACTATTCTTTGCTCATTAGTAAAATCATCAAAATTGTCCTGGTTGGTAACAGAAGCTTCCGGATATGCAACAAACCAGTAGCCCTTCTCAGTCTCGATTTTAAATTGATTCCTGTTCCCTGTGTATGAGCTTACAAATGTCTCTATCATGCTATTCATGTGTTGTGTGTAAGACGTCCAGAATGTAATCTCATAGGTCACAGTTATAAAGTGTGGAAAAGGTATGGTTATCACTTCATAGATGTGGTTACCATCAAGATTAGTGGAGAGCAGAGGGCCACCTGATGCTGTTCGAACAGGAGGGCGGCGAGAACTTACTCTTCCAGGAAGGACACCCTGAGGCTTTGTTGAATTTATCTGGTTCTTGTCCGATCTGACATTGTGCTGGTTCTTTAAATCTACTTGATTAATGAGGTTCTGGTAGATGGGATCCCTCGAACTAAGACGACGCTTAAGCACCAGATCTCCTACATCGGCCAATCTTTCTGAACTAACTCCCTGATCTATCGAGGTTCTCCGTATTGATATCAAGGGTAAAATAAATGCATCGTTTTCGTCCCTAATGGGGATTCTTCTCTTTATGAGAGCAAAACGCTCACCCGTAGCAAAAACTACAGGAACCTTTTTTGTGCTGCTATTCTGGGAGATGGAGAATGCAAGCTCCTTGTCAAAAAGTCCAAAAATTGACTTATCGATATCCTCTAAGCCACATGGAGGTAGATGGAAATCATCAGGAATATTTTGACCTTCATAACCTGACTTTATTCTCTCGGTATCAGAGGCAGGGTTTACATTTGGATCTTTTATTGATTGTCTAACTACCATTTTTCACTACTCGTCATAGAATGCAGATCCTACTTTTTGAGGATCTCCGTCAGGTGATACTTGCTTAGGTCCAGTAATTGGTGGCGTTAAGACACCTTTCTTCTGGAGCTCTCTAACGTCTCCTGTCTTGCCCAGCTCATTAGTCTTAAATCCTCTTTGCTGGACAAATGTTTCTTGCACAGCATCAGGGTCAGTGTATTGTTCTCCAGTTGGACCAAGAACTTTCGTAAAGAAAACTTCCTTGCGGGATTGCTTGCCAATAATTTTAATACCGTCTTCATGTTCGGTTTGCCCAAAGATTTCCTTAGTCACAGTGACTGAGGTTATCTCAAATATGACTGTGCCGTAAGTAAAGAAGTCTCCTGTCTTGATATCAATTTCCTTGTCAAGCAAGTCTCTAGACTGCACATAAACTTCAATATTCTGCGTCTTTTCCACACCGTACATATTTGTTACAAATTCGGGTTCTTTGTAGTCCACGAGACAGTCAATGTCTATAGGAGTCTCAAAAACCTTCTCGGGTGCTTCATCATAGACTTCATGAACTTTTGTCCGTGCGGCTGAGATTGAATAGTAATAGATTTTTTGACCGATAACGTCCTTAATGACTTCCTTAGTCAGGTCATTAATAAAGTCTATCTCTCGAGGTGTAATAAATAGTCGAGCCATCTATGTCATCCCATTGTAATAGCGCGACCGTTTGGTACGGGAATAGTTTTTAGCTGGCGCTGCATGTTCTCAGCTTTTGTAGCATTTGTCTCTATGATTTTATCGTAAGTCAGGGAGTCTAGCATCTCTCTTAATTTAGTTTCCAGGTCTTTCTTATCTTCTCTACCCTGGCTCACAAGATTGTCTCCGTCTAATTGCAAATCTGTGTTGGGGATTGGAAGAGATTTAAACTTGGACCTAACTAGACCTAACAACTCTTTGCAAAGGGCAAAAGTATACTGTCTTACCCACTGCTTTCCAATGCTGTTTACCTTCGAATACGCCAGGTCTCCAAAGGGGACGTTAGATAAATTAGACACTCCGTCTATGGTGCCGTCAGAAAAAGGTGGATTTAAGGGGTTGGGAGAGAAACCGACCCTAATAAACAAGTTTCGGTCGGTTTGATCGCCTGTTGGAGTTGGAAAAATTCTGATCTTTGTCCCGATTATCTTATAAGAAAAATTTGATCTTCGGACTCTGTGTGATACGTCCATCTGCCCCGCTCTCAAGATATCTTCAAAAACAGGCAGGACGTAAAAAATAGTCTCAGGAGTAAATGACTCAAAGCTGAATTCATTGTTTAGATAGTTGATGGCCGAAGTTGTGTCAAAAAATCGATACGCAGCCTGCGGGTTAAAATGAAATACTTCTTGGATCTTCATTCTTCCGTTAAGCGAATTTAGTGAAGATGAATAAACCAGTTCGCCGGATGCGTCTTTTAATTCTGTGTAAATGTCGTAATCCTGGCGACCCTTCTCGAGCGCTATGGATCCCGAGATTGTATTGTACGCTCCCCCGATTCCAGCTTCTTCAGCATAGGGTTCTGCTTGGCGAGCAAGAAACTCTAAGGTCTCACGTGGATATCTCTGCTCAGAACCTGAAAGCGATCCTGTCGCAGTACCTAAAAAAGTCGAGATCTGTGATCGAGCCTGGTACTCGTTTACAATTTGACCATACGTAAAAAACGACTCTTCAAAGCAGGCAAATATCTGCTTTTTTGTCAACTCGACAGATAATATGTCATCTCCCAGTTTTCGCTTGACAAATGTAACCATCTTATCAGCATCAGACTGGAATTCTGTATCATCGTCAAAAACCCCGAATGGTGTTGGGTTAGTTGTATTAGCGAATGTTGGCACAGACTTCTCCAGAAACTCTCACAGTATAAGTATGTTGTTATTAGGCTTAGGACACTTGCGTAGCCTCGGAAAAACAAAAAAAAGGAGGAGCCACAAGGGCTCCTCCTTCATGAAACCGAAGTTTCTATTGTCGCTTAGATGATGTTCAAATCAGCAACCGTGACTGTACCGTAGAAGTCAGCGCGAACCATCTTCTTACCATAGCGAGTCATCACGCCCTTACGAGGTGTGAAGTCTTCTGGTGCGAAGATCGTTGGGGTGACGATCAGCGGAACGTACGGAGCATAAACATAACCTGTCTCAAGGTAGCTACCACCCTTATAACCAACAAGAACCTTGTTGCGTGGGAAGTATGGATCCTTGTAGACCGTGAAGCGGTTGCTCAGTGAGCCAACGCGTTCAGCACCAAGTGTGAACGGGCTGGAAACCTGGCCTTCACCATCGATAGAAAGCGAAGGACGGTAATAAACCGAAGCTTCGAACATTGTGCAAACGTCCGGTGAAGTGACCACGAAGTTCGCGGATCCACGGAGCGTCTTGCGGTGAATGGTGTTAGCGCAATCGATGATTGTCTCAACGAGCGTCTCGTACCATTCGCGGACCGTACCAGTGAAGCGAGGTCCTGCAGCCAAGCTGTCGGACAGCTTAACTTCTGCGCCAGTCTCTTTGTTCACGAACTTACCTGGAGCGCGTGACCAGAAGAGATTAGCACCCTTAGCTTCAGTAAGAAGGTCGTTCAGGATCTCACGATCGATTTCCAAAGCAACTTGCTCGGAAAGGATCTGTGTCAACTCAACCTCAGCGTCAAGACTGTGGTATGCGTTAAGGTCCTGTGCCAATTCTGGCGACCAGCGAGCTCTCAGCTTACGTGTAGCGGCTGTAACTGCGATGGACTCAACCTTAATGTCGATGTCTGGGATGGTCGGTGACGGCGTCGTTGCAAAATCAGATTCGAACGAAGGAATCGTCAGCGTAGAACCGACGCCGGACTCAACATCAAGAGTTGGTGTAATGGCAAAAGAAGCTGTGATTCTGTGAGCTTTACCACCAGCACCGTCATCTTTACCGTAGTTACCAGAAACAACCAAAAGCAATGCAGCATTTGATGTGTCTTGTGTAACCATTGGGTCTGGAGTAAACTTGCTGTTTTCGAAAGTTCCCAACTGGTTCAAGCGACGCAAGTTGAGAATGTTCTGGCCACCCTGGAAATTAGAACCTAGAACTCTAAGGTTAACTGGGCCACCAACTGTTCCGTTTCTAACAGCTTCATCAGAGCTGAAGAGGGAAATGTCCTTGACATTGGTGAGATCCAGTGCAGGATCTGCCAATCCACCTTGGTTCAGGTCAATAACCATAAACTGGAAAAGACCGTTGGTGTCAGGCTGACCTGAAGCATTAAGGTTGTCTGTAATCAGATCAAGAACCTGTGGGTCAAACTGCAAGAGCTTGGCGTCTGAGCCTGTAGCTGCGCAGTTAACGTGTGCTGCCATTGTACTGCCACCGGCGAACGCACCTGAAAGCAGAATTTCGTCGCCGCTGATGATGGAGGAGCTGTGGACCTTGGAGTAGGTAGCACCGACCAAGTCGTACATGCCGCCTGTTGCCAATGATCCAGAGCGAACGCCCTTACCAGTTGGGTTGTTGTAAATGGATTGACCTGACTTATAGGTTGCAGCGCTTGCAGCACCCAGCGAGCCGTCTGTGAGGCTTGCGTCACCACCAACGTTGGTACCGTAGGTGTAGTCAAGGTAGAAGAGCAGGCCGGATGGCAAGCTCATGGGCTGGATGGAAACCAGCTCATTTGCGACTAGTCCGCCGAAGACTCTACGCACGATAGGAAAGGCGATGTTAGAAAATCCGCGCATGTCACCTGAAGAGGAACCTGCACCTGCTCCTGTGCCGAGAGTGCTTTGCTCTCTCAACAACTCTGCAGTTTGGTTCTCAAG